CCATAGGCGTGTTCGCCGTCGAACCGACGCCCGGCGGGTATTGGGCGGTGCACACCACATACATCTACGCCGTCGGCACCTTCCCGCCCCCACCGCCACAGGTACAGCCAATGTCGCAACAGGCAACGGCAACACATTCTTAAACATCGTGGCAAGTGGTGTGGGGCAAACTGCATCTGTTGGGTCAAGCACGCAAATCACAGGCACGAATGGTATTACCATCTCATCAGACACCGCTGGCAAGCTCATTGTTACTCGTGACAGCAACTCGCCAACGGCAACGAAGCTACAAACCGCTCGCAACATCGTCCTAACAGGGGCTGTCACTGGCAATGTCAATTTTGATGGGTCGAGAAATGTGAGTATGGCGACTACATTAACCAAGGCAACTGTGCAAGACTTCAATCGTATCATAAGCGGTACAGCAACAGCATTGGGAGGTACAACCAATAACATAAAGATGACAGGTCAAGTGGTGGTGTCCGCTGATGGCTTAATTAGACAATATTTTCACTTGAAACATTTTAGGGATTGGTGGTTTGGGCGAGATGATAATGCCGTAGGCTATCAAAATCACGACATTGCTAATTTTAAAATCCCTATCGCTCTATGGACAGCTATACCAAACAAAGTCCTATCTGTACAAGCTCAAACAATGCGAAGTAGCGACACTGCTTCATCAGCTCAATTTTCATCAGAAGCAGCCGAACACGAAGTAGCTTGGGCATTTCGCAATCAAGGCATCGACAAAAGCAATGTTTGGCTAAATCTATCAAGAACGCACGGCGGTGCATCTGAACATATTGATTTATTTGTGATTGTGGAGGGTTACTAATGTATTACATACACTTGATTGATGATGACGGGCGTTTTGAGCTGATTGACGGTGAGCTGTTATTTCTATACGACATCGATGCGGATGATTTGATTGCTATAAGCGATGACGATTATCAGCACTATTGCCAAAATCACAGGGGCAGCACACGCTTTATTGATGGCAAATTTGTTTTTAATGGTGCACCGATTGACCCAGAGGTCATCAAAAAACAGCACCAAGCCCAAATCTGGGAAGCCATCAAACAAAAACGCCGTACCATTACCCATGGAGGGGTTTATATCAAATCGGTCAAAAAGTGGTTTCATACGGACGACAGCTCTCGCACGCAGTACTTGGCTTTGCAGATTTTGCCCGAGCTACCGTCAGAGCTGATGTGGAAAACGATGGATAACAGCTTTGTCAAATTAACCAAGCCACTCATTACTGAGCTTGCAATGACGATTTTACAGTCTGAACAAGCCGATTTTGCCAATGCTGAAAAGCACCGTTTGGCAATGTTGCAGGCACAAAATCCCTTGGAATACGATTATTCAAAGGGTTGGACAGCCATTTATGAACCAGGAGCCAGCAATGAATAAAATCTTTTTAGCCTGTTACCGTGGGCGTGGCGATAAGCTCGCTCACCGCCTATGCGATGGCATTACCCGCTTTTTTACTCGTGGCAAATACAGTCACACCGAGATTGCCATCGTGGTGCGTTCGCCGCTGACATGGTGGCAGATCAAGATGATTTGGAGCTTGAACGCACAGCGAACACAGGCAACGGCTCAGGTCATACCACGCTATGGACACGCCGTAACATACTCATCCACCCCCAAGGGTTTAGCTTCATCGGTGAGCCTAGTACGCTAACAGGTGGCACAAAAAATGAAGCCTTATCACCGAGTTGGACGGATTTGACCACCGCCGCCAACTGGCGATTGGACGCTGATGCTGATGCTACCCCCATCCGCTTTTTAATCACCAACCTATAAGGAGAGATTCATGTCATTACCAAAAGATAAGGTTAAGCCTGCTTTTAATTTTACCTATCCATCAGAGCGAGCGTATTTTGATGAAAGCAAAAGCACACTGGCTAACGCACAGGTAACAGACTCTGCCAAAAGTTGGGCAGATTATGGCATCAAAGACCCACAGGTTACCGAAGCCTTGACAGGCACAAAGAGCGAGACCGCCAAGGTTGAATAACAGCCAAACAGCATAAAAAAGCCCCATCTGTTTTAGATGGGGTTTTTTAGGATTTAAACAATGATAACACTTGATGATTTAACAGACATTGATAAGGCTGATGAACAAACGCTTGTCATTGTCAATGCGTGGCTAAATAAGCATAAGTTAATACCATTTAAAACCACGCCAGAGCCGATAAAGCAGGCAGGGCGGTACATTGCCAAAGCGTGGCTTGATGGGGATTTGTTTGCCACACGCACCGAAGGGCAGGTCATCTCAAAGTCATCAAAGGCAGGTGATGTGTCTGTTTCAAAGACTTATGCAGATGGACAGATGGGGCAGGCTATGAGCCAAAATGAGCAAATCGCTTTGGCACTCATTGAGCCGTATTTACAACAGCCTTTGGGCATGTTTGGCTTGTCTGTGGTAAGGGGCTAAGATGAATTTACAACAAGGTGATTGCTTAGAGCTTTTAAAAACCTTGCCTGATAACAGCGTAGATATGGTATTAACCGACCCACCTTATGCGTTGCTAAATTTTAGATGGGATAAATCCATTGATTTTAAGCAAATATGGCAACAACTTAACCGCATTACAAAAAAAGATGACAGTATCATCGCATTATTTGGTTGTGAGCCATTTTCTACCGAGATACGCATGAGTAATTTTACTCAGTACAAATACGGTTGGTATTGGCAAAAGGACAATTGTGGCTGTTTTATGAATGCCAAAAGATGCCCCTTAAAGATGATTGAAAATATCATGATTTTTGCCAAAAAAACACCACGCTACAATCCGCAGGGGCTAATTGTTTTTGATAAGCAAATGTTTAACGAGAACCGAGATGCTCTCAAAGAGAGAAGGGGTGGCGATGGGGCTTTTTATACTTTATCAGAAAAACGAAGAACATATGTGCGAAAGTTTACAAATTATCCTAAGAATTTGATTGCATTTAGTATAAACAAAGAGCTTAAACGTGGCTTGCACCCAACCCAAAAGCCTGTTAGCTTGCTTGAATACCTTATCAAAACCTACACCCATGAAAATGAGACGGTTCTAGATTTTACCATGGGTAGCGGTAGTACAGGCGTCGCATGTATCAACACAGGGCGTAACTTTATCGGATTTGAATTGGATGAGCATTATTTTGGTGTTGCAAGCGATAGGACAAACAAGGCAAAACATGAGCATGAAACAAGAAATTACCCAAGTCTTTGATACTGATTTGGCGGATGCTGTCAAAGACTTCACCGCCTACCGTGCCATGCCATCTGATTGATACAGGCACAAAAACCCATGCCTATAAAGGGCGTGGGGTATTTGGGTCATACAGTGCTTATGAAACAGATGGGCAAGCGGTCAGTATGAAAGATGTCAAACTTACCTGCTTACAAAGTGAGCTGACAGACACGCCCATGATTGATGATGTCATCAATGGTATGCGTGTGCTTAGCATCAAAAAGACCCTGCCAATGTTAGCCACACCATTCAATTAAGGGGGCTACATGTGGATGACACCACCTAATTCATTTGTGGATAAAGTCGCTGACAAGTTAGATGATGTCTATCGCAAATTTGCCATTGACTGCTATAACAATGTCATCGCCCTAAGTCCTGTGCGTAAAGGGCGTTACAAAAATGCCCACCATATCAGCATTGGCACAAAAAGCCTAAATGAAAATGGGGGCGGTGTTGAGCTTGTCTTAGGCATTCCAAAGCATACCTATCCACTCATCTACATTCAAAACAACCTGCCCTATGCGTTGCGACTTGAACACGGCTGGTCAAAACAAGCCCCAACAGGGGTTTATGGCAATGCCTTTAACAGTGCATTGGGGGCGTTAGGCTAATCAAGACCCTTTTGATATGCACGCACAGCGTCCATGATGAGCTGATTTTGGGGAATGCCTAAGCGTTTGGATAAGGATTTGATGAGTTCTATATCATCAAGTTTTAGGGTAAATGCTTTGTTTTTTACCCCACGGCGTGCGTTGCTTTCTTTTTGGATTTGGACACGAGTTTTGGGGCTTGCAACGATTTTTGGCATGGTACTTGACCTTTTTTAAAAAATGTCTTATGATAATGGGTAAGGAGTGGCTAGGCGTTTCCACCTAACCAAAGCCTTGAGTGTCGTTACCACTTTTAGGCTACCTGTTTAATACGCTGGTGTGGCGATTAAGAGCAGGATTATTAGGGCGATGATTTTGACTAATGTAGTCATCGTCCAACTCCTTATGTTACTGCTAGGCTTGTCCTAGCCCAACCAACACCCCTTGTGTTGATGGGGGGATAATATCCTAGTTTACCCAAAAATTCAAGTAACTATTACACTTTTGTATAAAGTTGTAATGGCTATTTGGCTTTTTTATTGCTAAAAAAATGATTGACAAAATAAACCGCCTATCTGATGGGTGGTTTTTTATTGGACGAAACATGAACAGCCTTCAAATTGAACAAACAATCCTTGGTCATATCAAATCATGGGAGCATTTTGATGATGTCCCCTTAGCCAAAGACAATCGTAATGTTAAACCCACTAACGGCGTATGGGGCAGGGTTGCGATTTTAGGCGGTATTAACAGCATAATGAGCCTATCTGATAAGCCGTGTATCTTGCAGGTAGGCACGCTTGTCGTACAGCTATTTTGTGAGGAAAATCAAGGCACGGTTAAGATTAAGACGTGGGCGGATAGCCTAGCCTAACATCTAAAAGCAAAACAGCTAGGACGGCTTGAACTATTAGCCCCCAGCATCATCAATGTGCCGTCTGTTGATGGGGTATATCAAATAAATGTGAGTGTGCCATATCGGTACTACTGACTTAACAGCCCATAGGGCTTAGGAGTAGAAATTATGTCTCGTGGTTCAACCATTGTGGTGGCATACGCCCCCCAAACAACTAATGAAGTGCCAAAAACAGGATGGAAAATCCTGCCCTACGTCTCAAACGGTTTGAGTGCAAGTTTTGAGAACACAGAAAGCCAAACCATTACCGATAGCCGTATTGCACAAGCAGGACTGGTAACAGGCGGTCAGGTGCAAGGCGATATTGAGGTAGAATTTGCCAAAGACGCTTATGATGACTGGCTTGCAGCGGCGGCGTTTAGTGAGTGGAGAAGTAACGTTTTGACATTTGCAGGCAATAGTGCCAAAACCTTTGCCGTGGAAGTGGGCTATAAAGATGTGGGCATTTATCACTATTATTATGGCGGTGTGCATGTCAATACCCTAAAACTCGCCTTGTCTGATACAGGCTATGCAACTTGTACTTTTGGGGTCATGGGAACAGACTACAAAAACCAAAATACCACCCCTTATAGCAAATCACCCACCAAATCTGCCAACCTACAAAGGGTAACGTCGCTGTCGGTCGAAGACATTAAGATTGATGGGGTTACCACAAAAGGCGTGGCGTGTGTTACTGAATTTAGCTTTGAAGTGGATAACAACATTCAAGCCCAAAAGTGTTTGGGGGATGGCATTTTTGCAGGTACCTTACTTGAAATGATGGCAAAAATGTCAGGGACATTGACCTTAGCCTATGGCAAAAAAGCCCAAGAGATTATCAACAAGCAAATGACAGGAGCGACGGTTGCCATTGAACTGACCTTAAAATTGGTTGATGGGTCAAAATACGTACTTAACATTCCCAAAGCACAGGTGGCAGGTGAGACCCCAAATGGTGGCATGAATGATTTGATTAAGCAGAACGTAAATTATACCGTGGTGGAACAAGCCCCAACCTTAACCAAAATACCAGCATAGGAGTGATGAATGGCTTATATCATTAAAAGCAAGATTTGGCGGATGATAAAGATTTTACAAGCACCTTTACCCATGATAAAACAGGCATTCGTGTTACCTTTTATTCTGCCCTAAAACCTGCCTTTTTACGAACCCATGCCCTTATCATGGCAAAAAAAGAGCAAGAGCAGGACACCCCATTGACCGCTGATGTCATCGCCAAGATGAACGATGATGAGTTAAACATTAACGAAGCCATGGGCTATGCCATTGGGGAGCATTTGATTGCTGATTGGGATGTGGTGCTAGATGATGATGGCAGTCAGGATAAATTGCCCATCACAGGGGAGAATTTCATTAAACTTATCGCCTGTCTGCCTGATGGCTTTGAGTTCTGTATTTGGTGCTTAGAGTGTAGCGAGAAAACCGCCCGAAACGCCAAGCAAAAGGCGGCACAACTGGCAAAAAAGCCGTCCAAAGGTTCAAATGGGAGCAAAACTACCAACAGCTAAGTGATTTTGATAGGCAGGTTTATGCCCATCTAAACCTACCCATCCCTGATGAGGTGCCTACTGATTATTGGGCCAATGCTGTCATTGAGACCTTTTGGCTTGCCAGTCGTGGGCGGTCTTATTTGTCCGCCATGGCAATCATTCCCCTGCCCTTGACGGTAGCACAGATAAGCGACGTGCTGGCGGTTTATCCATTGCCCTTTCATCGTGAGTGGATAGATAAGGCGGTGTTTGCCATCGATGATGAATATCTGAATATGGTGCAAGATGGTAATGACATTTGATAGCGGTAAATTGTAACCGCCTATTGCTATCTTGTTACTGTTTGGTGTAAGATAACATTTCTTTGATTTATCTTATGGTTTAATTATGGATATTCTACTCGGTTTATTTTTCCTTATATTTTTTGTTCTTTGGTTTAGATTGAGAAAAACCGTTAATCATTACAAGACTACTTATGCTAATATTGTTAATGTGGATGACGAAATCCTAAAAAGGCAAAAAGAACTGGATGATATTTCAAAGCAAATTGACGATGTCAAGATTCAATATGATTCTCACTATCAAACCTATGTTTCGCTAAAAGAAAGGTTGGCTATTTATGAAGAAGGTATTGAGATGTCAGAAGTTGGTGTATACACACCACATTTTGATTTTGATACATCTGATCTGAGATTTATAAGGAAAACATCACTGCTATCAAGCAAAAACAAAAGGATATGATAAAAAGTGGCGAAGCGGTAAAAATACAGACCGAGTGGGAAATAAATGGCAGTAAAGCAAAGGGGAGAGTTATGGCAAAACAAGCTATTTCTTTGGCTTTACGCTCATTTAACAATGAGTGCGATGTTACTATTGCAAATACCACATGGAAAAATATTGATAGAATGGAGCAGAGAATTAAAAAGTCTTTTGATGACATTAACAAATTTAATAAAAGCAACACTGTATCAATATCCCCAAAATATCTTTCATTGAAATTAGATGAGCTAATGCTCGTTTATGAATATAAAGCAAAAATACAAGAAGAAAAGGAAATTCAAGCTGAATTAAGAAGGCAAGAGCGAGAAGAAGAACAGCTCAAAAAAGAAGCTGAAAGAGCTTTAAAAGAAGAGCAGAAACTTCAAGAGCTTTTAAATAAGGTTCAGCAAAAAGCATTACACGCCACAGGCGATGAATTGGAAAAATTGCAAACAGAAATTCTGCAATTAGGCAATGAACTTTGTGAAATTCAAAGAGAGCATGATAGGGTTAAGGCAATGGCACAACAAACTAAGCTTGGTTATGTCTATGTCATCTCAAACATTGGTTCATTTGGAAAAGATGTTTATAAAATAGGTATGACCAGACGGCTTGACCCAATGGATAGGGTGCGAGAATTGGGTGATGCTAGTGTGCCATTTTACTTTGATGTCCATGCGATGATTTTTAGCGAAGATGCACCAGCATTAGAAGCTCAAATACAACGAGTTTTTGCTGACAGACGATTAAATTTAGTAAACTATCGCAAAGAATTTTTTAACGTTATATTGGATGAAATTAAAGAGGTTGTGTCAGAATTTAACAATAAGGTAGAATTTGTTGATGAAGTTGAAGCCAAAGAATATACAGAGACGTTAAGAATGAGAAATCAAACATTGTAAGATGGCAAAGATGATTTGCCAAAGATGTTGTGATTTTAAGAGCCCACTAAAAAGTGGGTTTTTTATATAAGGCAATTGTTAAATGCGATAAGTTTTGCTATACTCATCTCACTATATTCAATGTCTGACATTCC